CTGGACCTAGAGCAGCCGGTCAAGAAGTTCCCGGCGCACCCATGGCTTAAGCAGGTGACCAGAGAGTGGCAAAGCAATCGGCTGCTGCTGATCCCCAAGTCCCGGCGCATGATGATCTCTTGGCTGATGATCTACCTCCATCTATGGCTGGCGATGTGGCACCCCGGCGTGGCCGCGTTCTTCGTGAGTCAAAAGGAACACAAGTCCGCGGATATGATCAAGAAGGCTAACTTCATTTACCGCCATATCCCCGAGACTGTGATGCTGAAGCCCAAAACCAAGGACAAGCAATGCTTGCTGGAGTTCCCCGGGCTGGACAGTTACCTGATGGGCATCCCGGCCGGTGAGGATCAGTTGCGCCAGTACACCGCCACGGCTCTGATGTTCGATGAGTTTGCCTTCTGGGAGCACCCCATGGAGAACCTCTCCGCTGCCAAGCCCTGCATAACCGGTGGCGGCCGGCTGACGATAGTCTCGACGCCCGGTGACGAGAACTTCTATAACCTAGCTTTTGATCAAAGGATGTAGCTGCACATGGAACACCCAACAGCAGAGAAGCCCTTAATGCCCACGATCTGGAACACCTTCTACCCCAAGCCCCTGCGGGTTCTTTATATATGCAAGGAGCAAGAGCTTCACGAGGCCACCATCTGGCTTTGGTTTAACCGGGTAGTCCGAAGGTCTGACAGACCTATTGCCCACCTCCCCTCCCTGGTTGGGATGCTCTACGGCTTCGATTCCCAGGCGGCCTACCATCCGGAAGAGAAGCCTACGGTCCATTAGCTTGGAAGGGTGCATCACAAGGCACCGCCGAGGCGAAGTCCTGCACGGCGAGATGCGCCCTTCCTAGAACTTCAAAATGGAGATCTTCACCCTAGACAACCTGCCGGTCCAAGAGCTCCCCCAGTACGCGGAGGTGGAGCAACTCTGCCCTGGCCTCAAAGCCTGGACCAACCCCCAGAACGGCTACCGGGTCCTGCACCTGCATTGCTTCGCTGACCCCGCCAAGCGCACCCCGGAGTACCAGCGCGAGGCTGCTCAGGGGATTCCCTATGACAAATACCTTCGGGAGTTCCACCTGGTATGGCGAAGCTTCCAAGGACTCCCAGTCTACCGGGACACCTGGAAGCATGAGTTCCATGTCTCGAAGGAGCCCCTGAAGTTCGCCCCCCACTTACCCGTGTTGAGGGGTTGGGACTTCGGCTTAACCCCGGCCTGCATCTTCGCCCAACTCCAACCTAACATGAAGCTCTGGATCTTGGACGAGCTCTGCGAAGAGGAGATGGGCATCGAGCGCTTCTTGGACCAAGTGCATAGCTTCAGCAAGAACAAGTATGGCGGTGTAAAGAAGTTCGTGGACATCGTCGACCCCGCAGGCTTTCAGCGCTCCCAGACGGATGAGCGCAGTTGCGTGATGATCATGGGCCAGAGTCCCTGGTTCATCAAGCCGATCCCCGGCATACAAAGCCCTGGGACCCGCCGCGGTAAGGTGGTCGAGTTCCTCCAGCGCAACGTGCGGGGAGAACCCGCCTTCCTGGTTAGCCCCAACTGCAAGACCATAATCAACGGCTTCGATGGTGGCTACCACTACGCCTACACCCGCGCCGGCCCGCTGCGGGAAACGCCCGAGAAAAATAGCTACTCCCATCCCCATGACGCACTCCAGTACATCTGCACCCGAGTCCTAGAGGTCAATCTCTCTGACTCCCCTGCCCTGCCTATCAAACAGCCCAGCTATGGATTTAGCCGCGGCAATCAACTCAAGGAAGTAACCAGATAATGGCCTCTCAATACCCCGATCAGCTCAGCGAAGAAGAAGTTACCGAAGGCGAAACTAAAACCGTTAGCGAGAAGAAGCCCACTGACGATGAGGTGATTGCGTTCTTCAACCACACCTTCAGCAAAGCCGACGAGGCCAGGCGGCCCCGCGAGGACGTGTGGCATAAAGCCTGGGAGCTCTATAACGGGCAGTACGACTGGTCGGCAAAGGCCAACTGGCAGTCCAAGGTGAATATCTCGCTGGTGAGGCAGGCAGTCGACCGGGCCTCAGCTACCTTCAGGCGAGCTCTCGTGAGGGTAAGGAATTTCTTCGGCGTGGAGAGCGAGAGCAAGATTGGTTACCAGCAGGGCATGTTCACTAGGACCTTGCTGGACTACTGGCTCGACAGATCCAACTTCATCAGCGAGTTCACCAACGCCCTCAAGGTTGGCCTAATCACCAGCACCATCATTATGAAGGTGTGGTGGGAGTACTGCTGGGTTGAGGACCTTTCAGTCGAAGAGGGCGAGGAGAAGGTTGAGAAGTCTGAGTACGGCATCACCACCGGCTACGAGACCAAGAGCGTGATGAAGCCCAAGCGTGGCAAGAAGTTAGTCGGTAAGTTGGGCGTCAGGGCAGTCGACCCGTTCAAGTTCTGGGTAGTCCCAGGAAGCAATGGCAAATACATTATTGAGCAGACTGAGGCGCTGCTGGCAGACATTCAAGACCTGGCTAAGCAGGGCATCTACGAGAAGGCCGCGGTCGATGCGCTGGCCCCGCTGGTCAGTGGAATGAACCAGGACACGGCTGAGGAAGCGAACCGGAAGGGCGAGCTGCCAGGCAGCAAAACAGGCTTTTTGAAAACTATTAAGCTCTACCACTATTGGGGCGACATCTTCGATGAGGACGGTAAGGTCCTGATGCGTGACGCGACCTTCACGGTCGCTGGTGACAGGGGGGCGGTCCAGGTGCTGCGCAAAGCCCGGCCGAACCCGTTCTACCATGGCGGCCATCCTTACATCATGGGTACCCCTTATACAGTTCCCTTCTCCACTTACAACCGAGGTATCGTTGAGGACGTCGCAGGCGTTGCCTGCATGATCACCGAGCTGAGCAACCTGATTGCCGATGGCGCGATGTTCGACGCCATCAAAGCCTTCGAAGTTGATATGGATCAGCTTTTTTCCCAGAGCGAGGCAGCGGACGGAATCTACCCAGGCAAGGTCTATAGGAAGAGCAGCCTTAAGAACCCCACGACTACTCAGCCCCTGGTCAAGGCGATCGAGGTCGGCAAGATGCCGCAGGAGGCCATCACTGCATTACAATACTTTGACGGGGTGTTCCAGAAAGGAACCCAGATTACCGAGTTTGTCACCGGCGCTGCCGGCACGGGCAAGACCGCCACGGAAGTTCAGACCAAGACTACCCAGGCGCTGGAAGGCTTGGATGATGCCGCAAGAACTGTTGAGGAGACAGTGATCGAGCCCTTCCTGGAGAAGGCGGCCAAGACCATTTACCAATTCCATACCAACTATAATATGCCCCGGCTGACCGAGAACTTCGCCCAAGCGGCGATGCTGTTGCGAGACCTCAGTCCCGCGGAGCGCTACGTCTTGATGGTTGGCAACGAGGGCTTTAAGTTCAAAAGCCGCGGGATTAGCGTGATGATCGACAAGGGCCAAAGCCTTGAGAAGGTTGGGCAATTCTTGCAGATCGGAGCCCACGTCCCAGGCATCCTCCAACGGCTGAACGTCGACGCAGTGGCCGAGGAGATCATCATGGCGTTGGGCTGGAACCCCCAGAAGATTCTGCTTCAGGCTCCTCCCCCGGTCCAGGTGATGGGTCCCCAAGGCCAACAGCCAGGACAAGGTTTCCCACCTCCAGGTAGCCCGACGCCGGCGCAGGCTGTTGCCGGTGAGCAGGGCGCAATGATGGGCGGGGCTCCAAATAATCCGATGGCTCCCCCAGGCGGCGGCGGTAGTGGGAATGCCCAGCAACTTCTCCAGGCCCTGATGAGCCAGGTAGGGCAGGGCCAAGGCCGATGATCAAGATTCGCATTCATAATGCCAAGTGGATGCAGCAGTTGATTATAGGACCTGCGGCAGCGTTCTTCGCTGCGAAGCTGGGCATCCGCAAGGGCACAGTGTTGATAGAGTGCGTGAGCGGCCTGCGGCGGACTGACAAGTGTCGGGGGATGGCCCATAAGCGGCCGGGCACCCACCGCTACCACATCAAGCTAGAACGCAGCCTGGGGCCACGGGCCTTAGTGAGCTGCCTGGCCCACGAGATGATCCACATTCATCAGTGGGTGAGCGGAAAGATGGAGGATATTGACGGGGAGCGTTGGCGAGTGCGGTGGGGCAAAAGAACCTATTACAGTTCAATGGCTTACACCCGGCACCCCTGGGAGATCGAAGCCTACCGCTATGCCCCCCTGCTGGTAAAGAGCTGGAACGAGCTGTTCAAAATCAAACGACATGTTGACAAGTAAAACAACCAAGGGTATATTATAACCATAGAGGACGAAACCATGGCTACGATGAGACAAGACGACAGAGCAGGTTGGTACGACAGGAACGCGGAACTACCCAAGGATCCGGACCTGAAGATCAAAATTACGGCCCAGGCCAAAGGCAAGCTGGCCGATGGCTATTCGAAGCTTGAGACGCCTAAGCTGAAGATCCAGGGCCACGAACAAACCAAATCCGAACGCAATAGCGTAGGCAGTCCATGGAAGCCCAAGGGCCGCAAGTAGGATCCATGGAGACCCCGGCAGGGCCGCCCTCTCGTGGCATGGCCCGGCTGGACTGCAACTTCTGCGCGTACAACATCACCGTCACTGAAGAGTTGGTTCCCTGGGCATCCCTTGTGATTCAACGCCACGCTGAGAATCGTCACCAGAAGGAGATCCAAAAACATGAAACCCAGCAAACCCAGTAAGTGGCTCTTATCCCTGCTCTTCGGTTGGTTCTTTGCCCTTCAGGGTCCCTACGCCAATCACCCGACCGCCAAGCATTACTGGATCGTTGGCCCCTTTGCCACAGAGAAAGAGTGCAAGACTGAGCTCGATGAACTTAAGGCCACGCTGGATGAGCTCGGAGCAACAAAGACTGTTTTCAAAAATTGTACCTACAAACAGGAGAGTTAGGATGAATGCGAAGCGTTTTATATCAGCTCTGGTTTTGGTTTTTGGACTTGCTGGTTGTTCTGGGGTTAGCTCCAAAGTTGAAGAGAAACTTGGAAATGACCTTGTGCGTACTAGCGAGATCGCGGCGAAATATGGCAAGCCGGAAGTCCAGGCGTGCGCGGATTTCCTTATGGCTTCGCTTGGCAGTGAAGATTCTAAGCTTGCCCAGCTCGACGCACTGTTGCAGGAAAAAACCGAAGGTTTGCTTAGCTCGGCGCTTAAAGCCGCGCTGATCGCAGAACTCGGCAAATCCCTCAATGACCCGGCAGCTCAGGCTGAGTTCAAGAAGGGCTTCGACGCCAACTGCGCCCAGGTAGCCGGCCAGATCGTCATCAACATCGCCCGAGACGCCCGCAAAGTCGGCAACAAAAGGATCGGTCTATAGTGAGTTCGATAGGCTTAACCCCCGAGGCCCTAGGCATCCTAACGGATGAAGTCCGTAAAGGCGTAGGAGCCTCGACACTTCAGGCAGTCCTTGGGCCAATACTCAAGGATCGGATAGAGCTAGCCCTCAATAACCTGGAGCACTGCCCTAACGACCTCGGTTCCCTGCTCGACCTTCGAGCCCGCATTACCAGCCTCAGGCAGTTAGAGCGAGAGCTCAAGTCTGCAATCATCGTAGGCAACGAGGCATCACAAAAACTTTAGTTCCCCATCACCCAGGCCCCCTCCCAGGCGAGGGCACAACCCAGGTGAAATTTCAGTACAGGACCCCCAGCCGGGACGCTGGGCATAATCCTAGGAGGTCCCAATGTCAACAGAGCCGCAAGCCCCCACAACCCCAGAGTCAGGGCCGGGCACTTCGATCGAGAAGTTCAAGACTCCAGAAGACCGCGACAAGGCTTACCTTGAGCTTGAGAGTTTTAGTAAGGAGCAAGCCAGACGATTGAGTGACTTAGAGAAGAGCATCGAGCAACTGACGCCAAGGCAGCAAGAGCAGGACAATCGTAGTTTTACGGACCTGTACCCTGCTGCACAACCGGCGCAGGATCAACGGGAAACTGAGCTGGCCTCCCGGCTACTGACCCGCCCTTCGGAAGTACTAAGGCAGCACGCTGAGTACGTCCGCGCCGAAGCCAGGAAAGAGTTCGCGCAGCACCTTAGCGCGATGGAAGCAGTCAACACCTTCAAGTCTTCCAACCCTGATCTGGCCAAGCATGAAGAGATCGTCACGATGTTTGTTCGTAAGCAGCCCGATAACCTGTCGCACTCAGAGCGGCTCAAGCGTGCCGCGCCGGAAGCAAGAGCTTACCTACGCAGCATCGCTGGAACCAGTAACCCCGCTACTAACCTAGACCCTTCCACCTATGTCGAAGCACCCTCCCAGCAAGGCGGTTCTACCGCCGCCCCGGTTGCTGCTCAGCCTTCAGAGGAAGATGAGCTGACCGAGATGATCAAAGAGCGCTCGGCAATTCAGGCAAAGAAGAGACTCTAGGACTGGTTAGCTAAACCAACCTAGGAGATTATTAACATGGCAGGACAACTTTGGTCTGTTAATGCTGCTGGTGGTTATCTCAGCAACCCCAAGCTGAGCAAGACCCTCAGAACGGCTACACAGCCTATGTACAAGTTTCGCCAGTTCACCCGCATGGAGAAAGCCATCGGGAAGGGCAAAGGCGATACCGTCGATTTCAACAAGATCAGCAACATTCAAACCGCTGGCGGGACGATCTCGGAACTCAACCGAATCCCCGAAAGCAACATCCTGATCCGCCGTGGGACACTGACCATGGGCGAATACGGGAACAGTATTCCTTACACCGGTAAGTTGGATGACCTCTCGGAGTTCAGCACCGACAACATCATCACCACGGCCCTCCGCAATGACATGGCCAAAGTGATGGACGCCGCCGTGGCGACCGTTTTCAAGAGCACGGACATCTCCTACTCCCCAACGTCCAGCACGGCTGGCGACTGGGAAGTTGACGGAACCCCGGCTTCGGCTACCTCAACCCTCAACCTCTTCCATGTGAAGGAAGTTGTTGACGCCATG